CTAGCGGTCGCGGCGGTTCCGGGGTAGAATGGCGTGAGTGGGCCGAAATGGCCCCCATCCGACCTAGGGAGGAACCGTGGCGACCCTGCCGCTGAAGACAAAATTGTATCGTGAGCTCAAGCTCGCGATCGAATCGGGAGCCACCATCCCCGAGTTCGCCGAGAAGGATTATGTGTACTGGAAGGAAGAGGAGCTCCAGGAGCTCCACAACCGGTACCTGAATCCCGACTACGTCGCTGCCCCGCCCGAAGAGCCGGAGGACGACGCCTACGACCTGGACGCCGCCGTCGCCGCGATGACCTACGACGACTGGGCGATCGAGCAGCTGAGCAAGCCCGAGAACCAAGAGGCCCTCCTGGAGCATGCTCGAACCGGTACTCCGGTCGTGACCGAGGACAAGCCGAACGTCAACCCGGCCCTGAACCACTCGGCCTACGAGGCGGCACAGGCATCCAAGCCTCAGAACGAGAAGCAGACGTACACCGATTGGGTCAGCGAGGTCGTCAGCGACCCGGCAGTGCAGGCGGCGATGGCAGCATACGCCCAGCAGGCTGTGGCCCCCGCCACCGCTCCGGACGCCGCTGGCCTGCCGGATGGCCTGGGGATGGGTGACCCCTCCCAGGCCCAGAGCGGGGCACCTGTGGGTAAGCAGTACGCGGTCCCGCGCGAGCAGTGGTCGCAGGTCCCGCCTCGTGAACTCGCTCGCCTGCTCAAGGTGCCGTTCAGTGACAAGGCCGCAGACCGTGCCGGACTCACGTTCAACACGCACGGACCCGACGACATCCTCCGGATCGACTCCCGTGGCATGGTCTGGTTCAAGGACGAGGTCCCGAAGCCCGCGATCCCGAAGCGTCGCATGCGTCGCAAGGTCAAGACCATCGTCGGCGAGATCGAGCAGGTCCAGACCTACCGTCCGGATGGCGGACTCGACGAGACGTTCGAGGTCGATGGCGGTGAGAAGCACGAGATCGAAATCAAGATCAGCATGCCTGCCTCGCAGGTCGGCATCTACCTCGACCCGCGCATGCCGTTCAAGATTCATCAGTACAACGGTCGTCGGGCCTTCGACTACGACGAGGTCATGCGCTACTACGGTGGCAGTGAGCTCGTCCCGTCGTCGATCAAGACGATCTACATCGACATCGATCTCTGCTTCGAGATCAAGTCCGTGCGCGACACCATCGAGCGCGCATACCGTGAAGAAGTGCTTGGAAGGAGCATTCTGCGATGACCGAATCCACTGCAACCGAAGAGGCGCTGGTCGCCGATCCCGCTCTGGAGGTCGACGAGCAGCTGCCGTTCGATCCGTCCGCGCTTCCCGAAGAGCTGCTCAACAACGAGCTGTTCATGGAAGCGGCAAAGCGTGCTCACACCGGCCAGTACCAGCACACGTTCTTCGAGGTCTTCGAAGACCAGCTGGAAGGCTCGGTCGCCGCGACCGAAGCCGAGCTGACCGTCGAGGTCGCCGACAGCATCCTCAAGGCGTGGCCGTGGCTTCGCTACGTGGACCTGGAGCTGTACCTCGTGTACCGTTCCCGGATGCTCCGCGAGCTGCTCTCGGCTCTGGTCGAGACCTACCCGCTCGATCGTGAGGTGCTCTTCGCACAGAACGCCGACGACTGGAAGCTGCACCGCGAGGCCTACATGGAGCTCATGGTCCAGTGGACGGCCATCAACAACAAGTGGACCAAGGAGTACCAGGGTCTGCGACTCGGCGATCGTAAGAAGGCGATCCTCCACTGCGTGATCGCTGATCTCACGTACATCACGCTCGGCCCCGACGGCATGGTCGAGAAGTTCAAGTACATCGCCTTCTTCGATCACCCGGACTGGGCGATCACGAAGGAAGAGTCGGACAAGATGCAGGCACGCATCAAGGAGCTGAGTGATGAGTGATGGAAACACCAACATCGACCCCGCCGTGGGTGGTGAAGCTCCCGAAGGCACAGCATCCCTTGCGAACCCCTTCAGTGGTTATGCGATGGATGCAGACTTTGCGTCGGTCTGGAACGAAGTCTACGCTGAAGAAGACCCGGAAGCTGCAGGAGCAGAACCTGGCTCGGCAGAAGCTGGTTCAGCAGGAGACCCGGCACCTGCTCCTGGTGGAGAAGGAGCTGGAGCAGCAGGTCCGGATGCTGGAGCACAGGCTGGAGGAGCTCAGCCCGAGGCCGGAGCCGGAGCTCCTGGACCAGCAGGACCGGACGTATCACCTCAAGCCGGATCTACTCAAGCTGGACAGGCTGGACAACCCGGCACTGCCGCTGATGGAGTGGCTGGAGCAGCAGGAACGCTCGACGCCCTCGTCGTCATCCCCCAGCTCGCAGTAGCATCGGAGCAGATCAACTCCCGCATGGAGCAGACGTTCCAGGCGGCGGCGATGGATGAGATCAGGAGCAAGGCCGACCCGAAGTACTTCGAGGCGATGGCCATGCACCCGTTCAGGCTTGTGGGTCGGACGGTCCCGTCCATGGTGGAGGGCCAGCCCGACATCAAGCTGCGTGACACGCAGGAGGCGCGTGACTGGCAGGAAGCCACTGCTCAGCTGTTCAAGGAAGAGGCAGACGCCCTCGTCCGCGAGAAGCAGCAGGAGCTCCAGCCCATCATGGGAGTTCTCCAGGACAGCTTCATGCTGTTCCAGAACAACCCCGACCTGTTCCCGCGTACCACGCAGTACGACAAGGAGCTCGCCGACCGCGTGATGGAGATCGGGAAGTCCTACGAGTACCGCGTCGGCGGCAAGCTCATCGGCTACCACACCAACATGCAGCCGATCATCAACTCGATTCGTGCCGACTTGGCGAAGAGTCGTGGAGTCTCGGGCGAACGGTCCGCTCAGGCTCGGAGTGAACAGCAGCGACAGCAGGCGGCCGGACAGGCTCGAACCACGGACGGACAGTTCGCTGTCGATGGTCCGCAGGCGGGTATCACCAGCAAGGCTGGTCTGAGCGGCGATGAGGGCGAGGATTACTCCCCGTTCATCTCGGCGCTAGGACTGCCGTCGAACCTGTTCATCTAGACTGGACGGGTAGTAGGCCCCTCCCCAGTAAGCCTGCTACCCGTCCCCCTATCAAGGAGAAGCAAGTGAACGCAGCAAAGCCCAAGGAGACGGAGAAGGCTCCCGAGCCCGAGGTCGTGGAGGACGAGCCCCAGGAGGGCGAGGACACCACGCTCGAAGCTCGCTTCGACACTCTCTACACGGAGATCGACGGCACCACGGAGTCGAGCGTCAGCAAGACGCTCATCCTCCGCCAACTGGCCGAGCTCAAGTCGCAGGCGCTCGGTCTCCGCAAGGTCTGATCGCCATGACGAAGAAGTACGATGGGCGGAAGGTCTTCCTCTGGTGGGTTCTTCCGCTCATCGTGCTCTTCGTCCTTACCCCATACCTGGTAGTTATCTATGGCTGAGAAGTTCCCGCTGTTCTATAAGCCCCGCCCGTACCAGGCGGAGCTCCACAAGATGTGGCAGACCAAGCGCTATGGTGTTGCTGTCATGTCACGACAGTCCGGCAAAGACACGTCCATGTCAATGGAGACAGTGAACGCACGTCTTGCCTTCCCCAAGACCACCGGCGTGTATGTCGGTACCGATGCTCCCTCGATCCGAAACATCCTCTACGACAAGTCGTACTGGGATGATGAGCGTCAGCTGCAGGTTCGCATGCTGCAGGATAACGTGCCCACCAGTCTTGTGGACTGGAAGGACACGGTCATGGAGGGTCGCTTCAAGAACAAGTCGATCCTCAAGATCGCCGGGTACTTCCAGACGGGCAAGGGCCAGAACGGTGTCGGTACGTCGTTCGACGACTACTCGTTCACTGAGCTCAGCCTGTTCCACAAGGAAGACCCGATCCCTCGTCTCCAGCCCATCATCGACTCGGAGAACGGTCACAAGCGTCTGATGATCGCTGCCACCCCTCGTGGCAAGCGGCAGAACGCCCTGTGGCAGTTGATGGAGTCGATCAAGAACCGGCCCGACGCCCAGATCATCATCCGTGGTATCGACGATCTGAACAACATCATGCGGATGCACGGACTCCCCGTACTGCTTCGGCCTGACCAGCTGGAGCAGATTGAGGACACGTACCTGCGGCGCTTCGGCAATGCTCGTATGTTCGCCCAGGAGTACCACGTCTCGTTCGAAGAGATGGACGCGGCGGCGGTCTATGGTGAGGCGCTCATGCGACTCAAGGCAGACCATCGTCACGATGAGTTCTCCTGGGACCGGAGCAAGCCCATCTATGTGGCCTTCGATATCGGCTCTGCGGGCAAGCACTCGGATGCTACTGCCTGGATCGCTTTCCAGTGGTACAACGAGAAGCTGTTCCTCATCGACTGCGGTGAGGGTCACGGCAAGGCTCTACCTGAGTATGTCGATGTCTTGGCCCAGCGACCCTGGTTCAACCAGCTGCAGCAGATCATCCTGCCCTGGGACGGTGACCACCACGTAGCGGCTGTCACCACAACCCCGGCTGACATGATGCGTCAGCGGTTCCCCAACGTGGCGGTGCTGGCGAAGGGCACGAACACCTGGACGGTGCGCGGCCTGCCGAACACCGACAGTGCTGATGTGATCACGATGGTGCAGCAGGTCCGTCTGACTCTGTACAAGACCTACATCAATGGTCTGCGTCACAACGAGCACAAGTCCACCACGCGGCCCAACTGTGACCGTGTGTTGGACTGCATGGAGAACTACAAGTACTCGTACAGCGAGTCCACGGGTGAGTACTCCCCGTACCCTGTGCACAACAAGTACTCGCACATGATGGACGCACTGCGCTACGTGGTTCAGGCGACGAAGGAGCTCAACTTCTTCGGCACGCTCGCGAACACCAACCAGTCGTCGTCCTCCCATTCCTACGAAGAGAGCTACGAGGGGGCGTACTGATGGCTAAGCTTTCAAAGCACAAGAGCGTTCGACAGGCCCTGCAGTACGTGGAGAACGAGCCTGAGTGGCCCGACACGCCACGGCTCGACATGCCTGTCTGGGAGATCGTGGCTCGGAACCTGTTCGATCACGCTAACAACCCTGACAAGAGCCGCACGTCTATGAACAGAGCGGTGCGTGCTCAGAAGATCATCCTCGACCGGCTGACCGGCACGCGCCGGACAGGCACGAACCCCGCTGTGCGCAATGCTCAGCAGGTTCACCTGGCCGACCTGACAGCAGGCATCGAGCCCGTCCGCGATCCTGAGCAGGTAATCTGATGAGTACTGAACTGGTCCATGTTCGGAAGCTCCGCTCTGACATTCCTGAAGAGCACACGGGCTCTGACGACGAGCGGTTCGAGTGGCTGTGGATGCAGCGCCTCGCTACCGTCGGCAGCATCTACTTGCGCGCGAAGAACCCGAGAGACCGCATGGCAGCAAAGGTCGTGCTGGACTCTACAATGTCAGCGAACCTTCCATCAATCGAACTTCTGCTTCGACGCCTAGAAGGCGGTGCCGTAGCTGATCAGACACTGGTGGAAGAGGAATCTCTGCCGATCTAACAGCGGACGGAACAGGGCGTGTGTCCAGCCTGAGTTGCTTGAGAGCCTTAGCAACGGCTCCCTGACAGCTACCACACTTGCATGCTAGAGGGTGCCAGTATGCCTCATCGAGCGCGTAGGTCAAGGGCATGACCCTGTCAGCGAACGGAATGACAACGATCGGGTTCTTCTCGTTCTCGATCCGCCAGACCCTCTGCTGCTCGGTGGCCCGCCAGCGTGCGTAGCCTGGGTCAGTCTTCTTCATCTTGGTCGAGCACTCCTGCATCGTACTCCGGCCACAGGGTCAGGCACGCAGGCTTGCGCCGCTCTACCCTGAATCCCTTGTTCACGGTGTAGGCCTTCCCCACAGGCCGACCCAAGATGGTGGTCTTCTTCGGTGTCCCGAAGTACTCTTTGAGGATTGCATTGATGTGCCTCAAATGCATATTGGCGCTGCCGTTTGCAGCGCCCCCTCTCCAGTTTTCTTTATCTACCCCCTCGGCCTCGACGATCTCTTTGATCGTCTGGCCGGTTGCCCATTCAAAAATCATGGGCGCGTTGATCTTGTGACCACGATAGCGAGTGCCGGGACGCAGAGAGCGGATGAACAACCGCACCTGCCTCTCCCACTCTACCCGAGCAGGGTTCTCGGTGATGACGAAGTCTGACCTCGTCAACGGGAGTCGTCCCCTACTGCTCTTGGGTAGGGTCAGTGACGTGACTAGGTCTGCCGTCTCTGCCTCGCCTGCTGTGCTGGGAAAAAGAATGGCGGGGTCGAACTCCTTTGCGAGAGCTCGTTCCAACTCGGCCATTTCCCTATCTGCCTCACTCATGGTTTCCTTCCGACACATGGGCTCACGGCCCATTATAGCCTTAAAAACGAAAGGAGGGGTGGCCGTAGCCACCCCTCCGTGCTTGACTCAGCCGTACTTGAAGATGTTCTCGATGATCGAGTGGATCTCGCTTATCGAGAGCCCGAGCTCTTCTCCTCGCTCGGTGACACGAATCTCCCAATCCGGATAAGCCGTTGCATACATCTGCGTCCCGATTGCGTAGAGACGTTGATTGCGTGTCCCGACTTTAGCCGGTTGAGCAAGCTGCGTTGCCAGTCTGTCGTGGATGATAACGAGCTCATCCTCATCCAGTCCTTCGGTTCCATGCCTGGTCACCTTCGCGTTGTGCCTGATCTGCTTGGCCCTGGTCAGCAGGTCGTAGAACGTCATCGGCAACTCAGCGATCGGCTTGCCGTTCCACTTCTGGTTGTCGTGGTGGTACACGACGCCCGTGCCTCTGATGTCGACGCCGGGGATGATCCCGTTGTGATCCTCCAGGTCATCGAACCCTCTCAGCGCATTCCATGTCGCCATCGGGATACGGTAGAACAGGTGGTACCCGTTCCCGCCCTTGCTCCGCTCTGCCAGGGTCTCCGGCAGGCGAAGGAGCTGCGCCGTCTGAAGTCCGCCGTTCTTGCCGTCGATGTCGATGCACACGAACGGGATGCTCCGCATCACGAACGCGAACGGCTGACGGAACTTCGTGAAGGCGTCTACCGAGCGCTTGACGGCGAACCGTCCTGCTTCTCGGTTGGTGACGAAGTCCTTGGCTCCCCATCCGCTCTCGGTCTTTCCGGAGGGTCCCACTCGAACCAGGGACAGGGTTCCGTACTCCGCGAACTCTGCAGGAATAGGTTCCGGATCTGTGTACTGTTCATTGTTCTCGAACCATTGCATGCTTAGCCTTCCGCTACCTGTTGATCCTCTTCGTCGCTCTTCTGGAACATGCCCAGTGCGTGCAACGTCGTAGGCTTGATCTCTGTGATCAGTCGTCGTGTGGCAGGCTTGCCACCCTCACGACGCGTGACGCGCTTGATTACGAAGTGCTCTCCCAGCATGTCCCACACATCGTTCGCAGTACGCTCTCCATATCCCTGGTTGTGGAGCCAGGGCTGGAGAATGTCTGCGAGCTTGTCAGCACGGTACTCTCCCGTGCCGAGCTCCTTGAGGATGCTACCATCCTTACGGATGATGTCCTCCAGGAACGCCAGCACAGGGCTGGTGTCCACGATGTGCGAGACCTGCAGGTTCTTGCTCTCCTCTGACGGTGCCAGCCTGGAGCTGAGTTCGTCTTCGGGTACCCAGTGCTCCCACAGGAGTGTGAGCAGGGCGTCCATCATCTTCTCGCTCTGCATGTAGGCGAGGAAGTTCAGGTCGTCCGGGTACTCGTTCGGGAAGTTGAAGCGCACGAGACGCTTCTGGAGAGCAGCGCTCTTGTCTCGCGCCTTCGGCTCCTTGTTGAGAGCCTCGATGAAGAGCGCGTTTGTCTGTACCTCGAAGGGTTCGTTCTCGAACTTGAGTTCGATGATCAGAGGCTCACCTGCCACGATCGTCTTCTCCGGTCCCGATTCCGGAATATAGGCCTGCGGCCCATCGAAGACGATGTTGGCGAGCTTGTTGTTCAGCGTGTTCAGGATAGGCCGTTGTGCGGCCATTGCCTGACGCTGAACGCCACTGATGTTGCTCTTGCCCAGAAGCTTCTTGAGCATCTTGAGCAGAGTACCCTTACCGTTACGGCCTTCGCCGAGCAGGATGATGTACTTGACGGCTGACCACCCAGGCTGCAGCGCAGTAGCCAGGTGGTACAGGAGGCTCCGTGCTTGTGTTTCCCCGTCGAGCCACTCGACGAGGATCTTGAAGAGTTCTTCGACGTACTTGTAGTCAGATGACTCCTTGGGGATGATCGTGTAGGGAATGTAGTTGGCGACGAAGTCACCAACCGTGTGCGGAGTAAACCCCATGTCCGTCAGACGCCCGAGCTGACCGAACGAGTCCTTGACCAGGACGTTCGGCACTGCGTCGTAGACAGGCGTAGCCTGCTGACGGAGCATGTACTTGAAGTTGGCGAACTCCACCGGAGCGCTGAAGAGGATGTCAAGCATCTTCGTCCTCTTGTACAGCGCCTCGTTGTTGAGCTCAGTCCAGATCGTGCGGTCCGGTGCGGGGTTGTCCTCACCGGTCTCGTAATCCACAGGAACATAGATGAGCCCATTGTACAGTCTCATGTCTACGACAGCTGCCATCGCAACTGCGATGGTAACGAGGTCGGCTTTGCCGTAGACCCTAGGCATTGATGCTGGACCTGGTGCTTGTCTGGCCGAGAGCACGTAGCATCCCGACCTTCAGTTCGATCTTGACTCGTTCTACTGCAGACAGGTCTTCATAGACCAGCATGCAGAGATACCTCTCGATCTCCGTTTCCAACATGGCGCCCTCTTTCAGTGCAGTTCCGTATTCTCAATTATCACATGCTTGGCACTAGAAGGTGGCTGTTACGACCAGTCGCGGTCGTGCATCTGCCGCACCTCGTGGGAGGATACGACCGATGAGTTGACGACGTAGCGACGGGTCACCGTCGATGTCGTCGAGGATCAGCATGGACGTACACACCTTGTCGATGCCATCCATACCTGTTGCGATTGCGGTTGTACCGATAAGCCAACCGCCCTGCGCGTTGATGAACTCGTTCTTGATCGGGTCCACGTTTGTCTTCGGCGTGTCTCCGTCGATGAGCCACGTGTTCCCCGAGAGAGTCCGCTTCAGCGCCTGTGCCACTGTCTTGTGAGCACAGAACACCATCCACTTCGTTCTGTCAGGGAACCTCGACAGCTCCAGAGAGACCTCATCGAGAATCTCTTCTCGGATCAGTCCCTCTTCGTCAATGAAACGGTGGTTGATGCGCGCGTGACGCTTCTCCATCTCACTGTTCATGATGCGCTTCTTGCGACGGTTGATGTTGTATCGCTCGAAGAGATCATCGTCGAACGCTGGGAGGTACAGGTCCCTCGGCGTCCACGTCGCCGTATCCTCGATGTACGAGACCCACGGCCTGCTCAACAGGAAGTCGATGGCAGAGTCGTAGTTCTTGAACGGCGTGTCCTTGTCCACGTCAGGGACACGTGAGAACCTGTTCATCTGACAGTTGCAGTTATCCCACAACCAGTTGATGTAGTTGCGGCCTGGTGCTTCGTCTCCGATCGCAGTGAGACAGAATACTCTCTCTGCGTCGTTGTAGTTCGGCGTGGCGGAAGCCAGGACGATGTCGCCCTGGAACGTGCGCATCATGCGGTTGAGCTTCTTCCAGCCCGCCGCGCTGTGTCCACCCATTTGGTGGAACTCATCGATGATCCAGGCCACGTCAGACTTGGAGTACTTGGTGTTCTCCATCCGGAACTTCTGAACAGAGTCGATCCTGATGTCCAGGCCCAGCGCCTTGGCGTCAGCGATCCAGTCCCCATGCGTAGCAGGCGGAGCGATGACAACTACACGCTTGTGCCCTCGCGTTGCGATCAGTGCGAGAGCGGTCTTGGTCTTGCCCTTCCCCGTCGGGAAGAAGAGCAGCTGTCGCTTGAGGGATGCGCCCCACTGGAGGTACGCATCCCTCTGCGACGGAGACCAAGCCTCGAACTTCGGATCGGTGGCCCGAAAGATTTTCTCAGCTTCGTCCCACGTGACCATCAGAGACGCTCGTCGTGCTCTCCGGGAACGTCGCGCAGCATGTCGCGCTCGGCGTTCTCGTAGGGGTGACGCGGACCAGGGTCCGGCATGCGACGACGGACGAGCTTGACGTCGGAACGGTCGAGGATCGCCTGACCACGGGCCAGGAACTTCTCGACGATCGCGCCCTCCTCGTCGTTCTGCGTCGGCCCCTTCTCCCGACGGTTCTTGATCTCCATGTACTCCTTCGCCGTCGTGGCCTCGATCATGTCCGAGCCGATGACCTCCTTGGCGATCTGGAGGTAGCCCTCGATGTCGTCGTAGTTGTCCTTGTAGTCCGGCATCTTGCCGAGACGGTGGAGCTTGACGAGCATGAAGATCGCAGGCACGTCGACCGGCTGGACCTTGCGGCCCGACAGGTAGGCGTTGATCATCGCCGCCTGCTCGACCTGGTTCTGCACCTTGTCGCCGTAGGCGGAGCGTGCGTCCAGGATTTCGATCGTTGCTTCCGGGTTCGGAATGTGCTGCATCTTCTCGCTGGGGCTCCACGGGTCCCGCTCGAACGTGGTACGTACCACGTCGGAGCCGTCGCACCAGTAGCGTCGCGGCGGCTCGAACTTGACGTCGACCTGCCACTCGTGCTGGTCGTGTGCGTGCTCCGTGAAGCAGTGAAGCGGGTTGCGGTCAGTCATTGGTTCCATCCTTCTTCTTGGTCTGTTCGTCCAGCACCTTCTGCAGTGCTTCGCGTTCCTTCGGGTTGAGGCCTCCGTACATACCGAAGCGGTACGTCTTCTGCCCTTCTTCCTTTGGCTTCTCCTTAGCCATGACAAACGCCAGGCACTTGAGCCTGACGGAGCAATGCTTCTCGCAGAACTCCTTGGCGTCAGCCATCTCGCGCTTAGTCTCGGGGAAGAACTGTTCAAGGTCCTTCCCCACGCAGGCGCTCTTGTCCATCCACTCATGCTTGAGTGGAGGTTCGAAGCCGTCGGCTCTGTCTACATAGAGACGAGTGACCACGGCTCTCCTTCCACATTGTCGAGGATGAACTGATACAGGATCTCGTTGAGGACCGGGATGCTGATCCCGACCTTGAGCGCCACCCGAGAGGCGCTCACGAGGTCTGCGTGGTTGGTGCTCTCGTTGAAGCGAGCGACACCGAACAGCTTGAGCATGTCGCGCGTCACCACGTTCTTGATGCCCGTGTTGTCGACGACCATGCTACCAGGCATGAGCTTGTGTGTCTTGTCCACCATGTACAGCATGTCTTGGTCCTGCCGCACGTTGTTACCGCGCTGGCGATAGCCCTCGACTCCACTGAACGTGGGTGCGTTGCTCTCCTCTTGCTTGAGGAAGAGCGGCAGACCGATGGTGTAGGCAGGGTCCAGCTCCGTGATGGCCCTGGTCTTCTCGTTGCGACGCGGAACGTCAGCCCACACCTGGTGTCCTACGCTCCACGTCTTCTCCCTGGAGTCGAAGCGGAGCGCCACGAGTCCAGTGTCCTTGATACCGGGGTCCACCCCGATGAGTGTCATCTTGGTCATGATTCTCCTTGGTCCAGTGGCGGGGAGGGAGTCACCACTCCCCGCCACTGTAGCCTATTTGATGTAGCGGTACGCCGACTTGACGTCCACTGCGAGGGGAAAGTCCTTGAGCACGGTGTAGCTCATGTTCTTCCGAACGAGGTCCATGACCTCTTCCTTGGTCTTGTTGCTCGTGGGCTGCCAGTCCACGTTGAGCTCATCATGGAACTGTCCCATGATAGGAGCGTCACGGACGGTCTGCATGTCACGCCGCAGACCTCCGAGGCTGTCGAAGAACATCTCTCGACACAGCGACTGGGTGAAGATGCCCGCGAGCTTCCCACCATAGATGCTGTAGTACGTCTCCTTCTTCGTCTTCGGGTGAATGTAGGTTGCAACCCACAGGTCTCCGTTGAGCCGCTCCGCAGGCTTGTAGTAGCAGAGCTTGTCTCCACGGAAATAGCATCCGTGTACGAAGCGCGTGACGTATGGAGTACCGTCAGGCAGCAGGAGTTGGAGGCACAGCGACACCGAGCCGGGGTGCTGTGCTGCCATGCTCTCGACCTGGAAGGGCGTCGAGCGAGCGATCATGCCGTGCCCGATCTGGACCTGCAAGGGCGTGTTGCCTCGCACAGAGTCCTTGAGCAGGTCATCGAGCGTACGCCAGAACGCCACGATGTTCGGGTTCGCCGCACGCCAGTTCGACACGTCCTCCAGCGCCGTCTCGATCGTGACGCTGAATCCCAGACGGAACATGAAGTCCTGCACGGCTGCTGCCGATGCCTGGTACCCACAGCTCAGCTCCGAGTACTTACCTCGGGGTCGCTGAGCAGGGGTGACGTCGTCATAATCGACGTTGAAGTACTTCGAAGCAAGTACCCTGTACACGTCCTTACCCTCACGATAGGCGTCGAGCTTCCACTCTTCGCCTGCCAGGTAAGCGAGACCTCGTGACTCAACTGCAGAGAAGTCGCCGACGATGATCTCTCCCTCAGGATGACGAGCAGTGAACACCTGCCGAAGCTGGCCTGCCATGTCACCGTTGGACCACGGCTCCTGGAAGTCGTAGACCGTCGAGATGTCCTTGACATACTCGTTACCCTCCTCGTCCTTCATCATCTTGAGCTTGCCGAGGTTCTGCATCTGTACGCCCCGACCTGTGGTACGGAACGTCTGGCCAGCACCGACGTGCATGTACTGGTCACGGAGGATGTCATCATCCGACACGAGGTCGAGGATCTTCGGCAGCTTGCTGAGCGTACTGCCTCCGATTTCCTGCTTGGTTTCCAGCAGAGACTGGACCTCACGCAGTCGTCCGACCTGACGGAGAGTCTCAGGCGTGAGAGTCATCAGAGCCTCGTCGTCCCAGACCCAGACGTCACCATCCATTCGCATGGGCAGGACGTTGATGTCGTCCTTCTGGTTCTTGCTGATGACCTCGACGATCTGCTTGCGCACCTTCTCCAGTGCGATGGGCAGATGGTATTTGTCCAGGCTCCCGACCTTGAAGCCGCGCTCCTCACAGTAGCGCTTGAGCTGAGCAGGCGAGTTGAAGTTGATCTCGTCTCCTGTCTCAGTGAGGAACACACGCTTGGCGATGATGTTGTTCGCCCACGCCCGCTGCTTCATCTTGAGAATGAGCGGACGATCGATGTGCCAGCCCGCCTGGTTCTGCTCCCACGTCGACTGCTCGTCGTAGGCCTCGTTGATGAGGAGAAGCGGGTCGAACAGGTCGAGGATGCGCTTGGCGGTGAGACGAATCTCACGACTACCCTTCGCGTCCATCTCACAGTACTTGATGAACAGCTTCCACTTGTCCATGTGCCCGTGTTTCTCGATGAGCTCAGGTGTGGGGCCGTCCGGGTACTTCTCGTTCGGCACACAGAACAGCATGACGAGGTCGTTGCCTTCCTCCAGCTTGTGGCTGTTGGTCAGCTGTCGTGACGCCACGATGAGCTTGGACTCCGCTCCGAGACAGCGAGCGTCGACAGCACTGTCCTCGAACCGGAACGGGTCGAAGTCAGGCAGGAGCCAGTGAGTCACGGCACGCTCGAACGGGGCGTTGTGCGCCATGATCGGAGCCTTGTCGTGATCGCTCAGCCAGCCCATGAAGCGGGTGGTGACGTTGCAGTCGTCGTCCCACACGTCTCCGTCTCGCCACATGCAGTTGAACACCCAGTCGTAGGTGTGCTCTCCCTCGTGTGTTGCGACGCTGGCCATGAGTGTCTTGAACTCAGGGTCAGCGACGTAGTTCGCCAGACCCCGCACCGGAAGATTGGTGCGGGACCAGGTCTCGTAGTCGAGACCGCTCGTCTCGTCGGTGTCCGTGATCTTCTCCGGTACCCACTTGAGAGGAGGCACACCACCCTCCCAGATCTTAGGTTCGGGATCGATGATGGGCTTCATGTCCAAGGAGGACACATCGTTCCACGGGTCCGGATCGGGGGTGTACCCCATCTCGTAGTGTTTCGGCATCAGATATCCTCGATCGTGATCGGCTTGTTCTTCTTGGTGAACGTGATCTCCCAGTCGGTCGGGAAGTCGGCGTAGTTTCCCGTCATCCCTGTGGCGTTACGGATCGCGTAGAGCTTTCCGTACCAGTCCTGCAGGTCGGCGTGTGCCTGGTCACGCTCTTCTTGCGTGGCCCTGCCTTCTTCCACATCCCAATGGAAGATCTGCCTCGGCTGTTCTCCAATGAGCTTGAGGAGCTGGTCCCAGACCTCTCGCCTACCATCATCGACAGCGTCCTCGTACAGACGATACGCCTCGCGATAGAGGGTCTTGCGCGTCGCACCCTCCAGGTTCATGCCGTACCGCCAGAGCAGGCGTCGGAGCCAGGCACGGGCGTATGCACTCTTGAGCGGACGCTTCATGTATCGCTCTTCGAGTGCAACATGCCAGCCGATCGAGTCATCGAAGTGAGGCGACGAGTTAACGTTCTTGTAAACCTCAGCGTTCAGCTCTTCGTACTCGACCGTGTCCTTGGTCGCGAGCTTCTGCTGCCACCGCTGGGTGGCCTTGCGACGTTCTGTCATCGCTCTTCCTTGTTCATGAGGAGCTCGACGATGTACTCCGCCGTCGCGTCGCGCGCGTACTCGATGAGACGCTCGATGAGCCTGTCATCTCCGGCGGTCTCGATCCGGTCGAGGAACTCCATGAGCTCCTCGTCGCTCTCGATCTTCATCCCTGCCTGCTCGTCGACCGCCAGCTCCAGCGTGAAGCCGGTGATGGGGTCCACGAAGCCAGGCCACGAGGTCTGGACGGTCGACGTGCCGATGTGCACGACCTTCTCACCGTCCTTGTAGACGCCGAACGGGGAGGGAACCTCCACCAGCTCGTCGCTCTTCTTGTAGTCGGTCATCTTAGTCTCCTTCCAAGACATCGATGTCGGATTGCTGCTCGTCGCGCTCACCATAGAGCATGGTGAGCATGGCAGGGCAGGCCTTGCTACCCTTGTCACTGCGTGAGTGCGGGTTGGCCGGACAGAACGTGCAGTGCCCTCCGGGTGTGAGCTTCTTGTCTCCACCCAGGATAGCGCGCTCGCTCTCCTTCATCTCGTTACTCCACTCGTGGAGCTTCGCGAACGAGATGGTCCAGTCGTTCGTGTTGTTGCGCTGCATGATGTGCAGCTTGACCTCCGGGTAGTTGACACCGCCGAACGTCCACGCGTAGTACATGAGCTGCGTGTTGTTCGTTGCGTCGATCTCGATCTCACCCATCTTAAGGTCCAGCACGTGCATAACGTACTTGTCCTTGATGACGAGGTCGACCGTGGTCTTGGGCTTGGTGCTCAACCACTCGGCTGTGGTCTTGACCTCCACGAGAATCTCGAGGGAGTCTGCGTCCATCGTGTCAATGAGGTCTGCCACGTACTCGATGGCCTCAGCCATAGCAACCACGTAGCGAGGTTCGACGGCCTTGTCACGGGTACCCGTGACGCTGCCCGACGCATCCTTGACAGGGACCTGGTAGACCAGAGCGACGGCGATCTCGTATGCGATGGGCGGTGCTACCTTGTAGAGCATGAACCACCACACGATGTACGCCTTCTTGTCAGACAGGAGCTTGATCCTGTCCCGGCGCTCGCTGATCTCTCTCAGGAACTTGGCTTTCTCCCTGAGTCCCTCGCCCGGAGAAACGGCATCCGCGAAAATTTCGTGGAGTTGCGTACCGACCCCCTTCCAGCCATCGTCGTTGCGCTCCGGATACTGGAAGCCCGGAATCGCTTCTTCGAGGTTCGCGCTCCCGTGGCACTTGTGGTACCTGTTCGCGTATGATGCGCTGAACCTGAACTCGTGACTCATCGGGATCACGTCGTTCTCATCCAGGACATCGAGTACTTCTGTTGTCATCGGCATCCTCAGCTTTCCCGTGTCGGTGCTCATGAGTCTTGTCGGCTCCGCTCCGTACGCTCGGAGCAGGGCCGTGTGCTTCTTGCACGTCGTGTAGATGGTCTCGACCCAGTTGTTGCAGTCCTTGAGTTCACACCTGTAGAGCGACGTGCAGGCGTAGCATGTGGTGTAGCCTTCCCAAGCGTAGCGCTTGACAAGGTGCCCACAGCTACTGCACAGGCGGCGGGTTGCCGTTGACGTCGACATGGTCGTCGTCGTCCGGGTGGACGGGCCGGATGCAGCGCATGCGCTCTTCCTGCCCTTCGAGGTCCCATTCGAACTCACACCAACGCATCAGCGTTCTCCTTCTTATCGAGGTTCCGGTGTGCGCCCTTGCAGACACACATGCAGATACCTCCCTTGTGGCCCTTCGGGAACTGACAGCCGTGCCTGCGCCCGTTGATCTTGTCACCGTTCTTGGCGGTGTCGTGCGTCGACCACATGGTCGGGCACAGGTTGGCGATGGCCTCGTTACGTTCTTGCTCTTCCATTTGCCCTCGATCTTGTTGTGAAGTGTGCATAGATAAGGCGGGGCACCTGCCGACAGGTGCCCCGCCTCAGGGAAGCGGTCCTGTAGCTACAGGATTACTCTTCCCAGTCGTCCCCGTCTTCGAGGACTGCGGCGTCGCCTGCTCCGCCCGTGACCGGCAAGCCGAGATGCGGGAGCAGGTAGAGCGCGTTGCCGTACGCCGTGACAGCGCCGTTGCCCGCCGCGTTCTCGAACGCGTTCATGCGGAGCGACGTGCGGAAGTGCCAGTTGGCACCCCACCACAGGGCGTCCGGGTCCTTGCGCTCGTCCGGCAGCTCGATCTGGCTGAGCGGGACGGTGACCTGCACGCCGTCCTGCTTGATGATCGCCTTCTTCGGGAAGTCCTTCTCGAACGGCCCGGAGAACTTGATCTTGTACTCGTAGCCGTCGGGCGCGTTCTCACGGTCCTTGGGCGTGAGGTAGCGGAGCGGGAGGTTGGGCTTCTCCTTGCGCCCTTCCGCCACGGTCCACTTCTCGTCCGAGACCTGCTTGATGAGCTCGTCGACGAGGTCGGCGTCGAGCGCCTTGCTCCGACCGAACTCGTCCTTGAGACGACGTGCGAAGGGCAGGTACGTCTCAGCGAGGTACGTCACCGCCTTGCGGTAGTTGTCCTCGGTGAGCAGGAGGTTCGCACCGATCTTGTCCGGGTACTCCGGCGGGTTGATCTTGCGACGCGTGCGCCACTCGGTGAGGGCCTCCAGGTCCGCCTCACTCGTGATCGGGAAGGACAGGAGTCCCTCGATGACGAGGTTCTTGGGCCAAGGGATCTCGATCTTGGACGGTGCTGCTTTGGTTGAGGTTGCCATGCTGGCTCTTTCTCTTGTGATGGTTGTTGTCTGCTTGACTAGGCTGCTTGACTGAGTTGGTCGATGAGGTCGTTGATCCGCTGGGGCTGGAAGCCAGCCCAACCGCCTGACTCGCCTCCGTCGATGAGAACGACGGGAGCAGACAGGTGCCCGAGTTCCTTGAGGGTGTTGGTCGTTGTCTCGTCCATGACGATCCGCTCATACGGAACGCCCTTCGTGGTCAGGACCTTTTCGGTCATGATGCACTGACGACACTCGATCTCACCCCTCTTCGTGGGCTCGGGCTTGACGTAGACTGTGACCTTCAATGGGCCTCCTTAGCGTGTCAGCAAGAAGCGGAAGTGCTCCTTGCTTCTGGTCCTCTTGGCTCCACACTTGCACTGCCAGGTGTAGTACTTGTCTGACAGATGTGGACGCTTCCGAAGTCTCATGCGGTGCTTGTGCACCTTCATCTCTTTGGCCTCGACTTGCTCGTTGCCAACGGTGTAGTGCATGGTGCAGTCCTTACACATTGACAGCTTCGAGCGCGAGGTTGGCAGCGTCGAACAGTACCCTGTCCGGCGTCAGCATCTGCCGCTTGAAGCGCGTGATCTTGGACGTGGCTGCACGCACGTGACCCTGGTACGAGGACGCTGCCTCGAAGAGTCCGAGTGCCGTGCCACGCACGCCGTCACTGAACCCGTTGAACATCTCGATCGTGAGTTCGGCTCGCGCCATCTTCACGTTCTCCTGCACACGGTCGCTGATGACAGCCGTGTTGGGCATCGGGATGAACTGGTCCACGAACCAGACTGTCTGGTCCATGTTGACCTTGAGGTTGGCCATCGCCTCCTTCATGTCCTTCCAGAGGTCGATGCCACGCCGCCACTCACCGAGGAACTCGGTGATCTCCTCGATGCGCTCGCGCATGTTGGTCGTGTGCGCCAGAGACAGCGACATGTTCTGCATGTCGGCCATGAAGTCCGCGTAGGAGCTGGTGTTCCAGCACTGGATGCGGACGTTCGTGTTCTGGAAGCGGCACGCCTTGCCAGGCACATACGAGTTCTGCAGTGCCTGATACGAGAACGACGTACCCTGCGGGTCGCCCTTGATCGTGATCTCCTCGTCGAGCTTGAGCAGGATCCAGATGTCTCGCCCGTCTCGGAGCGAGCCTGCCGTCTCGATGAGCACGCCCTTGTTGCGGCGCTGAATCTCTTCGACGATGTCCCAGAGTTCGGACGGCTGAATCTCCGGGCGGTCACGCGGAACAGGTGCGAGCACCATGTCCGTGTCGGACCGCACGTTGATCTGCTCGTCTTCGATGAGCTGGAACTGGTGCGTCAGCTCGCCGGTCGGTGTGATGACCGGCACGCGACGGTAGATGTCCTCGCGCAGAACGCTGAACGGGTGTACGAGCTTCTCCGCCTCTTCCCGAGTCGGGTACTCGCTAAGAAGGTCCTCTAGTCCGTGCCACATGGGCTCGCGTACTGAGAGGACCTTGTCGGTCTTTCTGATTTCGTGCGCCATACTGGTTCCTTCCATCGACGCGATCCAACCATTATACCACGTCTCGGCGAGGCGTGGGTTTCCCTTGTGACGGGAGTTATTGAAGTGATTTCGAGAGGTGCCCGCCTCTGGACCCGGCCTGCCACCCGAATGGGGGAGGCTACGGTCGCCCCAACGGGGCGCAGAGGCGGGCACACGGCCACGGTGCGGGGGTCACCCGCGCCGGGCCACCCTCAGTGGTGGGTCTCCAGGCAGTCGGCGTTGTCGGTCTCCAGAGCGAGGACCTTGAAGCGCTCGATCTCTGCCTTGACGCGGTCGATCTCCTCTTCGGTGTGATCGTCAGCGTGGTGGGCGAGGTAGTCCTCGCCTGCCTCAGCCTGCTTCCGGAAGATCTCCGCCTGCGTCCGATGCCAGGCCAGATGCTCCCGATGGTTCTTCGCCTTGAGGCTGTTGTTCATCATGCGCGTCGCCTGCCGGGAGCGCTTGATAATGAGATGCACTGCTAACCTCCATGATGGTCATGATCTCGCTACCAGGGTCGAGATGTGCGATGAGTGCGAACTTGAGAGCTTCAAGAGCGCATGGTCCCAGCTGCCGACCCTGTTTCAGGTCTGCAGCCAGGTCCTTGATGACGACTTCGATGTACTCCATGTTGACGTTGTGCAGCTCGATCAAGTCCCCGCAAGCAGGGCAGTCGAACTGCACGATGCGAGCTGCGGGCATTAGTCCTCCGGACGGTTGAGCGCCTCGTCGAGAGCGAGCTCGCAGAAGATGACGCCGAGCGGGACGGTGTTGTGATACACCTTGAAGTACATGCTCGACACGTTGCCGATGGGTGTGGCGAAGACTCGACGCAGTCGCTTCTCGCCCTTGAGCAGGATCATGTACGGAGTCTGACGCTCCGTGTACGGTCCCTTGAACTGTGCTGCCTTGGTGGTGTTGTTCTCGACACGCTCGACGCGCTCGATCGCATCGTGCTTGAGCTTCCAGGTGTCGGTGACGATGCAACGTTCCCGCATCGGTGTGATGTCGTGCTGGCTCATGCTAGCTCCTTGAAGAATCTCGTAAGCTTCTGACGAAGCAATACGTCGGGGAACTCCGAGATGCTAGTAGCCTTCATCATACCCGAGGGCATGATGATCAGGCGCACGTTACCGCCCTCAAGAGGGACGAGAGTAACGAGCAGGACGGGGCGTCCTGGTCCTAGCTTAACCTCGAAGGGTCGTGTACTGCCGATGTACATGCGAATGAACGGCAGATTGTACTCAACAAGGACATCGAATAGATCCTTGTTGTAGGCGATGATACGCCTGAGCGTGTCGAGCTTAGTACCCAATGTTCACCTTCTCAGGTGTGTGGACAGGGCACTCCGGATTCCACTCACCTTCGATGTAGCTAGGAATGTGAGGTTCTCCAGGTATCCGTGCCTCATAGAGAAAGCACGTACAACCTGGACAGAAGTGCGTCATGTAGTGCGTGTTCTCAGCACCACAGAAAGGGCATGTCATGATGTGGCACAGCCCCTGCCTCTCTCGGGTGAGAGGCAGGGGCTGCTATCCCTGGTAGCGGGACTGTTGCCGACGACTCAGAGCTCGACGCCCTGGGCCTTCAGCAGCTCGGCGAGCGCCTGCAGGTCCTCGGGCGAGGCGGAGGCGATGATGTCCTCGGCCTTCTCCTTGACCGTCTTGACGACGCGCGGCTTCTTCTCGCGCAGCTTCTCCTCGAAGGCCTCGGCGTCGAACACGAAGTTCGCGTAGCCGTTCTTCGCGTCCTCGTTGGTGAGGGCCTTGATGGCGAGGTTGAGCTGGGTCTCGTCGCTCTTCTTGCGGAAGACCTCGACGGGGTTGTCGACGCGGTCGGCGACCTCGGCGAGCGCCGGGACCTGGTTGCCGAAGAGCTCCTCGACCCGGTCGGGTGCGAGGTCCGAGATGATGTTGAAGTACTCGACGAAGCGCTTGACGCTCTGTCGGGGCCGGTCGCCGATGGCGGCACGCGTGGCGGCGGCGGCCTCGCTGATCTCGGTCGAGGTCTCTTCGGGAGTGGTGGCCTTAGCCATGATGTTCTTCCTTCCGGATGGTTTCAGCGGGTGCACCCGCTACTGAGTGTTCGTACTCAGTGTGCGAGGGCCGGTCCCGAGACGCCAGAGTCGGGACCAGCCCCCACGCACCGAGGGCGGTGGTTGGGCGTACTACTATTATGCCCTGTTCCGCCGCCCCACGCGCGCCTAGTTCGTGTCGATCACGAATAAGCCGGGCGTGTTCGTCGGTTTGATCTTGCCGATCAGCGTCAGGTGCTTGCCGATTACTGCTCGTGCGTGGATGAGTTCACTTGGCGTGACCATTACCACAACGCGCAGATCGATCGTGCCCGCTTCCAGCTCAGCGAGCAAGGTCAGTAGCTCCACGAAGAAGCCTGGCTTCTCGCTCGTGGTGCACTCCCTATACGCTATGAGAACTGGGTTCGGGACAGCGCCTAGCATGGTGCTGTTCATTGTGAGATCACCATGATCGGGAAGCCGAGCGGGTTCTGCAGCATGACTGCTGTCCAGTAACCGCCGAGCTCCTTGATGTTGGTCTCTCGAAGCTCTTCAGGTGTGTTGCGAAGAGCATCGTTGATGAGGACGGTGAAGTCTGTCCACTTGTCGGGCTTGGTCATGACCACGTAGTCCGTGTACTTCCACTTGCCTGACGGCGTGAAGAAGTCGATCTGCCACGTGTTCGACGTTGCACCCATGCCGTCGATCAGGGTCTCTCGACCCTTCATGATCTCGATGGCCGCCTTCTGCACAGCGAGAGGCGCGCTCATTTCAGCACTGCCCCTGCTACCATGAGCATGCCTGCCATGACGCAAGCGCCGCCAGCGAACATGCCGATGATGAGGTGCTTGAACTCTGCTCGGGTCATGGCTAGCCCTGCAACTCGCCGATGGTGGTGTACGCCTCCTTGAGCTCGCGCTCTCGGGCTTCGAGCTGCGCCTGCAGGTCGTTGACTCGCAGCTGTGACTCCGTCAACTGCTCGACGACCGAGTTCACCTGCTCCTTGATCGCGTACGGGTCGATCTGCTCGACGCCCTCGATCTGAAGCATCTCCAGACCCTGATTGAAGAGCAGGGCCACGATGGCGTACGAGTAGCTCGCGTCCTGCGCCCGCTGAACGCTGCCGAGCCACGTCTTCGCCTCGATCGAGGCTTCGATGCCGAGCTTGTCGATGAGACTGGCGACGTTACCCTCCCACCCGCTCTTGTACTTGAGGCCGAGCGAGTCGATGACGGCCACGCCGAACAGGCATGCCCCGTCCTGACCGTTGGCGGAGTACTGGCACACCTCGGTGTGGGTGTAGTCGAGTCCACGCCACAGGATCGCGGCGCGAGCGGCCTCGACGAACTGCTTGAGCGTGATGGTGATCTGAACGGGCTGAATGGTGTTGTTGAGGTTCATGTTCTTCTCTCTGTGTGTGGTGTACTACTCGTTGGGACAGCCGGGGATGTGTGGATCGCAGAAGCACTCGGAGCACGTGGCCCGCATGCGATCGTGGATGATACGGTACGTGACGTTGGTCTGTTCAGCCCGACGCCAGCGCTCGACCTCGTGAATCTCGGTGAGCGTCAGGCCTGACTCGATCATGCGGTTGAGGACGACACGACGCTGTGAGACAGCGAGCTGTGTCCGACCGATGGCGACGGCGATGTCGACATCAGATGTCGGCTTGCCATTGATCGTGCGAGACAGGACGATCTCGTCTTGATGAGAGGTCCAGAGCTGACGGTGGTTGTCAGCGGTCTTGAGCGTGTACTGCCGTGTGGCCTCACGCTTCTTGTCGTCACTGCTCATTGAAGTACGCCTCCACGATCTTCTCCAGCTTGGCGAGGTCGGTCTCGAAGCGGTTGAGCAGGTCGTTGAGACGCTCCTCACTTGCTTCGGCGTGGGCACGTGGTGCTTGCACGCGTACCATCTCACGCTGTACCTGGTTCGGGTCCCAGCCGATCGAGTCGCGATGCGCCTTGCGAGCGGTCTGTACCCAATCCCACTTGAGGTCGTAGGCCTCGTACTTGTCCACGATCTCGTTGATCGTGAGCGTCGGGTTCTCGAAGTCATGACGAAGCTCGGTCATGTTGAGACCGGACGTGGTGATCTCATCGAGAAGAGGCTTGCGCCCCTTACGGAGCGGTTCGAGTCCGTGGAGTCGACGCCACTTGGCACGATTGCGAACGACCCAGTCATAAGCGAGATTGAACTGTTCAGATACCTGCCAGTTCGTGAGGCTGTCGTTGGCAAACGCAGCCGTCAGCTCGGGTGAGAGCTGGTTCATGCTGTACTCCTTTTGTAGTTGTGGACGTGTGCCGCACCAACGGGGAAGAGGGTGCGGCACACGCTCCCTAGCCGATTGACAGGGAGTTGTTGATCAGGTTCAGCGAGATGTACTCACCGCTGGCCTTCCTGACCTTGAGGAACAGGTCGTACTGCGAGTTGTAGAGCTGGCAGTACGCGAGAGCCGAGTAGAGGTCGTCGCCGAACCTCTTGGTCTCGATGAAGTCGCCCGAGACGGAGTCGTGGAGGGTGACGGTGACGAGCTCAATGTCCAAGCGACTCTTGAGAGAGTCGAGCTCGGTCTGGAGGCGTTCGAGCTTACGCTCGTAGCGCGACCCCATGAGCATGAGGATGATCAAGCCGGATGCGCTCGCTCCAAGGAGCATGGCACCGAGAGCTATGGTCATCAACTGCTCTGTCGTGATGATGAGAGATCCCATCTCTTCTTCTCCTTTGATTTAGTTATGAATAAACTAATTGTCTATTCTTCTACCAGAAAACATTCTATTGTAGATGGCGATAGCAATCGCCTGAGCATAGCTATGCTCTCTACACATTGTGATAACGAATTTCTAGTGCTGAGCACGAAGTGCTAGCTGTATATTGCAATTCTCGGCGGAGCCCTCTGTCCTAGCGTCCATTATAGCTCTCCTCGTCCAGCGCCGCCTACGCCTGCGACCGGAGGTGTAGCAGGCGAGAGACTAAGTGCTTCTATTCCCGTATCGCGGGGTATTTGGCGCCAGTAGAAGCTGTATTAGAAGCGCCCCCCCATGCGAGACATGGTGAGTTGGGCTCTAAATATCTTCGTAGACTACCGTAGACTCAAAAACTACCATTCTTGCGGAATCCCGTATGATTACACGAGTGAGATCATAGATAGATCTCACGTGCTACAAGAATTTGGAAAAGAAAAATGTAGTACAGAAATGTGTAATCATAGTAAATTCTACCACGACTGGGTAGTTTTGGGTCTACGGGTCTACGGAGGTAATTCGCTCATGTCTCGTATGGGAACCCGCTTCTAATCTACCCCTGATACGGTGATTAGAAGCAGTTGCTACGGTGAATAGAAGCTCGATGGCAGCCCCCTATAGCTTACGTTTAGCTACTCAGCCTGCCACATGGCTTGTTACGTATTGTGAAGGGCAGACTGACGTTCGTAGTCTAGTGACCGGACAAGTCTTAGACATGTCTAGGTCACTAGGTAGGAGCGTTAGTCTGTTCTCTTTATGTTATCGTCATTTCCTCGTTTGGTTGTGGGTCTCGTCACTGTCCAGTGACGCAGGCGCAATAAGCTAGAACTGAGACATGGACGTGCATTATTGTTCGTCTATTGTCGTTAGATAAAAAGAAACAGAGCTAGGCTCTGTCCCTTTTAGCCGATGCCGTGTTACGGCTTGGCTGTTGCAGTCTGCTGCGTGAACGCGTGCAGAGCTGCTGTGACGGCCTGTGCCACGATCGTGGCGATGTCCGTCTGTTGTGCGGCTGGCTGTGCCTTGCCGACGTTGTTGATGTCCATGATGGCGAGAGCCTTGCTGCGTGCAGCGTCGTCTTCGCGTACCTGGATGCGTCCGGTGTTGTCGACGTAGAGCAGTGCTCTGGTCGCGAGATCGCTGCCCTGGATGGCGAGCTGGGTCTCGTTGTATGCCTTGGTGGATTCGCTGTCCACCATCTTGTTGACCAACCTGTTCGTGGGATCGAACATGTTGCTGACAAGCTGCTCCTGGAAGCTCATTGTGACTCCTAGTGTCTAGTGTAGTACCTTAGTTAGTACCGATTAACCTATTTGATTTGTGTAGCCTTGGGCTACTTGTTTGTGACGTTAAAGTCACTTATTTACTACTATATACATAGTAGGGGGGTATAGTGTGTTGTTATTGTTTAATTGTATAATATCGATCTGCTCCGAAAGAAATTCCAAATTCTTGTAGCCAGGTTGCTACAGACCCATGTAACACATGGAAACGAGGATAGTCTCCTCTCGACCTCCCGATTTAGCCAAAACCGGTACAGGCTACTGGGCTAGTCTCCAGGTCTGGAGGCTTGTCTCCCGGCAGCTCCCGAAAGCGGCCAGAACGCGGTGCGCGCAGCCCGGTTAGCCACATGCTCCAGAAGATCGTGATCCACGGCGAAACGCGGCGGCCAGCGGATGGGGTGCCGGGCGGGGTAGAATTAGAGCGTTGCCCCTCATGCTCTCGGAAAGTTGGTCCTCGTGGCTCGCGACTGGTCCTCGTTCGGCGGTACGAGCAACGACGACGCCCAGGATGTTGCGCCCGCGAAGGGAACCGACTGGTCGCGCTTCGGCGGTACGGGAGTCAGCAACAAGCCGTGGGAGCAGGGTGTCGGCTGGCAGGCCGGTGGCCAGATGGGCTCCACAGCCAACGCCTTCGACAACGAGTTCTACGACAAGTGGAACCAGGACATCGAGAAGGCTCAGAAGGAGAACCAGCTTCTCGACCTGTACGACAAGAACCGCAAGTTCACTGGCATCGTCACCCGCGACGACGCAAAGCACGGTGTCAAGTTCGGTGACGTCTATCGAGACGGCGAGAAGCAGTTCAACATGCTCGACGACGCGGACATCCCGCGCGCTGAAGCGTACCAGATGCTCGCCCGTGTCACGCTCAGCGACGATGAGCTGGCTCACGCGCAGAACCAGGACCGTCTCGAAGAGATGGTCGAGGACAAGCGACGCGTCAGCGAGAACGACGCTCGCAAGGGCCGCTCCGCGAAGGCGTTCGACGACAAGGTGCAGTCCCGGCAGGAGGAGTTCAACGCCGGGCTCGGCGACGAGGCGCTCATTGTCGGTGCCAGCGCGGGAGGCGCCGCAGCTGCTCTTGGTATCGCCGCCACCGCTGCTGCTGCCACAGGTGTAGGCCTCCCGGTTGCTGCACTGCTCGGTATCGGCGCACTTGGTGTCGGCATCGGTGCTACCGGCGGGCTCATGAACAAGGACCTGCTCAGCGAGAACGCAGCTCGCCAGCAGATTCTCATCGAGGAAGCGAACCGGCGCAAGGACGGTGCCGGAGTCGCTCAGTTCCTTCGGAGCTTCGGTGAGGTCTACGGCCAGTCGATCCAGCCTGCTACCAACATCGTCATGGGTGGTCAGGACCTCATCGCGGGTGGAGGGAAGTGGAACAATGAGTCGGACTGGTACGCCACGGACCCCGAAACCGGAGAGTCTCTTCGGCACGGCTTCTGGGACGCTGCTCGGTTCGGGGCAGGCGCTGTCGACGCTTTTGGAAGCTCAGCCGGAGCAGGTCGAATCGCGTACGTGGGAAGCATCGGAGCTTCCCTACTGGGCCAGGGCACACAGCTCGGGTACCAGGGCGAGATCTTCAACGACCGGTCCGGGGAGTTTCAGAGTATCTACACCAACGAGCAGGGCGAAGCGGACCCGTTCCGCGCCGCCAGCGCGTGGGGAGCGTTCGGCATCGACGCCGTCCAGTCCCTCGGAGTGCAGGGGATGCTCTCATCTTCGATTCGGCGAGGTCAGGGTACCACTGGTCTGGCCAACGAGCGAGTCACGGCGGGCGGGCGATCGTTTACGCTTGACGCCGATGGAAGAGCTACCGGTCGAGCTGGCTTCGATGTATCCTTCCTGGCTCCTTCTGAAGCCTTCCGAGGCGTCACAGCTGCGAGCCTTCTCCGACTCAAGAACCGCGGCAATGTCGTAACCGCAGACGAGCTCTACCGTGCCGTCCGGAACATCGAGAACAAGGCCGGTGCGGGCTGGGGCGCGACTCTGACGACCGGCCTCGCGGAAGGCTACGAGGAAGGCGTGCAGGCCCTGCTCAACCAGTGGGCGACCGGCGAGGAGTTCGACCTCGACGAGATCGTTTCCGGCGCGACGCAGGGTCTGAGCGCCGGTCTCGGTATGGGTGCTGCAGGCGCGCTCATGGCGAGGGGCGGAGACAAGAGGCTCCGCGACCAGGCCAATGCTGCCCGCGTCGTCACTGCTCGCCCGGACGAGATGGATGCTCTCAAGCCCATCTCGGACGAGGAGTGGAGCAACATGACGGACACGCAGAAGCGCGTGGCCGCCAACCTCAACACGGTCGAGACCGCGGCCATGCAGACCGCACTCGGCAACGTGAGTCTCCAGCAGGCGAAGACGATCCTGCTCAAGGACCCTGCTGCTCAGCAGCGCCTGGACATCGCACGCATCGCGCTCAGCGAAGCAGAGATGCGGAACGCTGCTCCCAACACCAAGTCCTACATGCGCATCACAGCGTTCGAGGACACGAAGATTCCTGGCGACAAGGTCCAGGCCTCGTTCGCTCGTGTCGGTGAGCTCATCGAGGACCAGCGCGTGGCCCTGGAGCTCATGGCTCGTGGCGGCGCGGCTGACCAGCAGATCGACCCCGAGACCGTGCAGATGGCCGGAGAGGCCGTCGCCGAGCTCGACCAGCTGGTGCCCTGGATGCAGAACCAGATGGTCGCGTTCTCTCGAAGCAACCGTCGCGAGCGCGCATTCATCATGGACCAGATCAATGCGGTGCTGGACCACTGGGGCTCGGGCACGCCGGTCGACACGAACCTCAGCCTCCCGGAAAACCTCGTCACGACGGACCCCGCGCTGGCTCTGAGCCGTGCTTACGCGGTCAGCATCAACTTCGCTCGTGACCCGATCGACCAGAACATCTCGTTCCAGCTGCTCGTCCCCACAGTCTCGCAGACGATGACTGAGATGAACGCGAACCAGACGATTCAGGTCTCGTACTCCATCCTCGACGCGATCGGCGGAGACTTCGACGGTGACCGTATCCGGTCCGTCCAGCGTCTCGCCACGAGCCCTGCCGAGTTCCGCCGTGCTCGTTCGGGTCAGCGCTCTCTCATGAGCGACCGGACCAGTGCCATCGCTGAGCGCCACTTCGAAGAGGCCTGGCTCGACAACTACCGCCAGGCAGCACAGTCGCAGCAGATGCAGGACCTTCTCCTGCGCACACGCGCGAACGTGCGCTTCGCCATTCGTGATCAGGTCGACGCCGACCCCATCCTGCAGCAATACATCTCTCAGGCCTTCGCCCAGATCGAAACGGGGTCGAAGACAGCGATCAAGGACTTCGTGACTGCCGTCATGAAGGACACTCGCATTGCACCGAGGCTGCTTGCTAAGGGAGCCGACGGCCTGTTCAACGTTCCGGAGAGGCTCAACCGCCTCTTCAGCAATGCGATGGCGGACTTCAGTCAGCGACTCAGTGTCGTGACGGCTCCCGACCCCATCGTGTACGATGTCAAGGACCCCATCCCCATGAAGCAGGGTGGGCCTGTCATTCGTGAGCGGCGCGCGGTAACGGCTGGGCGCACCATGTTCCAGGAGAGCCCGGCAGCTCAGATCTTCCGGATCTTCCAGGAACTTCGTTACTCGCCGCTCCGAACCCCGGTGGAGGCACGCCACCTCGTCGACCGGGAAGAGCCTCTCCTGGCCGACCTGCAGGCTCTGTACCTGCAGATCGGCCAGGGTGAGGTTGAGAGTGTTGTCGAAGCGGCGTACGCCGACTCCGAGGTCAACGCTCGCGTGATCGCTTGGACGCAGCAGATGTCCGACGAGAGCGCTCGTCAGGGTGAGCGCATCCCCGTGGCGGTCCTGGCCTCGATGGCTGTGCCTCACTTCGGTCAGGACGGTCGCTTCGACGGCTACGTGACGCTGACGCAGTCCCTGCTGGAGCGCTCGATCGCCATCGACGAGTCCAAGTACGGGCCACTCATCTCGGGTGACCCGAACCTGCAGGCTCGCTTCACCAAGCTCCGTGAGATGACGAAGCCGCCTCGCTCGGACTCGAAGGCCCCGGTTCACAAGAAGCGTGCCGGTGCGGCGTTCGTGTATGTCTACGGCCAGATGTCGGTCCGTGACCTGACCGAGATCCACGGTTCGATCCTCAACGACCAGGCCACGATCGACGAGCTCTACCGCTCGTACCGTGACCAGGACTACCACGGTCGCCACTCGTGGATGAAGTCGGCTAAGACCAGTGGACAGTACCCCGAGTTCAT